TGCAGTCCTATCTTGGTGCTTATTGTCTTGGTGGAAGTGGCAGCTATCAAGTTCGGGTAGTTAGAGGTTAATTATGGCAGGAGCATTAGACACAGCTTTTAAATCTTTAGCTAAAAGCGTAGTGGCTGATCTTGGATCGGCTTTAGATACTACGATTACTTATTCTGTAAAGACAGAAGGAAGTTATAACGTAGCAGCAGGGAAGCAATTAGAAGTTACAACAACTTATGCTGATATAAAGGTTCCTATTGAATTTATTAAATCAGAAGAAGATGAAGGAAGAGAATTAAGACAAGCGAAGTTATATGTTACGCCTGATTTAATAGGAGATCATCAACCTACTTTTAGGGATGAGGTGACATTAAGTTATGCAGGATCAACACATGTAGCACAGATCGTTGATATAGACACAAAACGTGGTGGACAAGTTTATTTATATACTTTGTTGGTGAGGTTCTAATGGCTAGAAAAAGAATCCCTTCCAATGCAAAGGCGAAAGATTTTGCAGAAGGAATAGGAAATGATCTTCGAGAAGATATTGAAGGTCAGTTAAGTGTATTTATTAATTCTGTTGCAAGAGATTTGGCATCTAAGGATGTTAGTCCTGTAAAAACTGGATTCTTTGCTTCTAGTTGGCAAGTTTCTAAAACTTCTATGCCAGAAAATAATCAGGCAAAAATTAATCCTTGGATTGGTAATAGAGATTATATCGCTCCAAGATTCAAGATTCCTACTAAATACAAGTTGAATCAACCTATTTATATTGGTAATAGAGCTAAATACACAGAAAAAGCTTTAATGTCTCCTAAATCTAATGTTGGTGCGTATATTCTTAACGGTTCAGGTACTTTTAAGGAAGGATTAAGGCAGAAAGTAGATAGAATCTTTACTGATAAACGTCCTAATATAAATATTGAGGGATTAGACGTATGACACTCGTAAAAACAAGAGCAGCTTTTGAAAAAGCAGTTACAGATGCAGTTAAGGATGTCGATCCAACCGTAAGGATGGTTTATGACAATGTTGGTTATACAAGACCAGGAAAAACGGTTAAATATATAGTAATGACAGTTAATTTCGGGCAAGCCACTCAGCAATCTCAAGGTGCAGCAAGCTCTTTTTATGCAGGTTTTATTCAGTGCAGAGTTTACGTTCCAAAGAATAAAGGCACATCTGTTTTGGCTGCCGTGAGTGAGTCAGTTATTACAGGTTTAACATCTGTTAATGCTTCTAGTTACGTTGATACTTATTCTTGCTCGCCAAGAGTGAGTGAAATATCTGGCCCTGGAATTGTTCTTGATGATGAAGATGAGTCACACTGCTTGGGTGTTATCACTTGTCAGTTTTCAGCAATCGCCTAATATAGTATTATTATCCTATTAAAGTAAGGAATTTTTTATGAGAGCTGTTGAACTCTTATCCAATAAATTTGGAGTCAGTCAATTATATCAACATGATGTAAAGAAAGATGGTGAAGTTGTTCTTACTATTTTTTGGCATCCATTAACAATTGCTGAAAGAGAATCTATTCAGAAAAAGTCTGGCAATACAGAAGATGCTTCTGATTTTGCCTTGTCTTTAATGATTCAGAAAGCCTTGGATGAAAAAGGAAAAAGACTTTTTGCCGATGGAGATAGAGCGACTCTTCGTAGGGAAATAGAAGCTGCTGTTTTACAAGAGATTCAATTAGCAATGCTTGAATCTGGATCGGATAAGGAGGTGGCAGAAGTAGAAAAAGATTTGAAAAGCGAATAAAGAATGGATCTTTTTATTTTCATTAGCGAAGGAATTAGGAAAAACGGTTAGGGAGTTAACAAGGGAATTAACAAGAGAAGAAATGATTGGTTGGGCAGCTTTTTTTAAGATTCAGAATGACGAAATGGAAAAAGATAGGGAAGCAGCTCAACGAGGTAGTGCTAGTAGAACGCAAACAAGGTAAGATAGAGAATATTATTTGGTAGAAGAGGAGTGGCTCAAAGTTATTTAAGAACTATTGAGTTTAAGGTCAAAGATACTGAGTTAAAAAATGCTGTCAATAAGTTAGGCAAATCTCTTGGTTCTATTGATAAGAATGTTGCTCAGATCAATAAAAGTTTTACTGGTTTATCTAAATCTTTAAAAGGAGTTGCTGCTGAATTTAGGCAAATTGCTAAGTCTTCAGAGAAGCTTGCGAAAAGCTCTGGAAAGCAAAAAAGCCCTATAGATCCTAAACAATTAACAAAAAGTGCAATAGGGATTAAAAGAATAAACGCTTTATTGTCTGACTTAAATCAAAAAGGAGCATTAACAGTAGGTAGTGGCAAGACGGCAGATTTTAACAACAAACTTAAAGAATTAAGAGGAACTCTTGAAACGATTGCAGGGCCAGGTGGCGCACTTGCTCAGACTGAAGCAGGATTAAGAAAACAAGCAAATGCTTTTAATACAATTGCTGCTAATTCAAGAGTATCGACAGATGCTACAAAAGTTTATGCTCAAGCTGTTACTGGTTTAACAAAAGCTGAACAGGCTCTCAGCTTGGCTCAATTAAAGAGAGTTCAGGTTCAAAAAACAGCTTACGCAACGGGAGCTGGTGGTGGATTTAAGAATACTCAAGATCTACTGAAGATGGAGGGGTCTGAAGAGGTTGGAAATACTATTGCTGGTCTAGCTCTTTACAGAGGTGAATTAGAAAAAGCTTTAAGTGTCACTGATATGACAAGTAAAGAGTTTGAAGATATTAGAAAAACTATTGAACGAATAAATACCCAGTTAGCACAAGGTACAAAGATAAAGACAAGAGAGCAAGATCTTAATGCTCAAGCAAAAAAAGATGCGAAGGAAAGATTAGATCTAGCGATAAAAGAGCATAGAGCAAGACAAGAAGCAATGAAAAACCTCATTAAAGAAATAAATATTGGTGGAAAATTTGCAAGTAAAGGGTTAGGTGCATTTTTTGGCCTTCTTCAAGGGAAGAAAGGAACGCTTCCTCAAGTTGCGGCTGGTGGAGCAATGTTAGAAACAATAAAAGGATTAGTTAAATTCTTACCTTTTGTTGATAAAAAAATAAAAGATAACATAAGGTCATATACCGATTTAGGTGAAAAGGCTTTAATAGTAATAGGAGGAATAAGACTTGCTTCTATTGGCTTGTCAGGTGTTTTAGGTGCAACAACATGGGTTACTGAAGCTATAAAAGGATTTATTCAATTTGAGGATGCAGCTTCAAAAGTAATTTGGAGTATTGAAGGCAATATGGGTAGAGCTTTCTCTTTGTTTGGCAGACTTGCTAGAGAATTACCTCAATTAGCTTCGGCTGTCGCAATGACAATGCCAAAAGCTTTAGGAGGTATGGGAGTTAGTGGTTCGCCTCTTGATTTTATGGCGGACAGAAGTGCTTCTAACACTATTGCGGAAGCAGTAATGGGAAGAAGATTAGAAAACAGAAGATATGGAAGACAAGGCCCAACTGATCAGCAAAAAAATCAATTAAGGCTTGAAAGACTAAATGAACAATTAGCAAACAGAAATAGATCTGCTAGTGATTATGTAAGAATTTTAAGTAAGGCAGTACAAGTAGAACAAGAAATTTCTAGAGAAACAAAGATGCAAACCATTATGCGTGAACACGCTAATGGAACGATTGCAAGACAAATGAGACAGCAAGATCTTAATTTAAAGAAACAGCAAAGAGACAGGAGAAGAGAAAGAAGACAATCCTTCCAAGATAGAAAAGAAGCTTTTGAGTTCCAACAAGCAGAATTTGCTGCTCAGACATATATGCAGCCTAGTATGCAAGAGATAATGGTTGGCGATAGCAGAGCAAGAGCTAGGCAAACAACTAGACTTCCTGATGGAACAATAGAGAAGAAAAGTATAAGGAGAGATGTCTGGGCAAGATACCAAAGGATGCTGCAATCTCGTAAACAAAGACGAGCCAGATTAAATGAAGGACTCATGTTGGGAGCTGGTTTCCCAATGTTGTTTGGTGGGGGAGCTGGTTCTGTTGGTGGTGGTGTTCTTGGTGCTGTTGCTCAATCAAGGATGGGGCCAGGAGCAGGTTTTGGAGCGCAAATACTTTTAAGTGCAGTAGGTCAGCAGATTGATGCTTTTGTTGTTAAGACAGCAGAAGTAGGAAAAGCATTAGGAAGTTTTACAAAGGATACAGGAGCTTTAACGGAAGCAATGGGTCTTGCTGGAACAGCAGAAGGACAAAGGATCAAGATAATCGAGCAATTACAAGGAGAGCAAGCAGCTTTTGACGCAATGCTTAAGCAGTTGACAGGAACAATAGGAGAGACAGGAGTTCAACGATTGAAAGATTTTGGAGACAAGTGGCGTGAAGTTTCAATGGGTATGCAGTCAGGGATGCTTAGACTTCAATCTGCTTTAGCAGGTGTATTACTTGCTATTGATAAAATTTTCAAAGTTTCAGAAGGGGCAAGAGAAGATCGTATTAGGACTTTTGCTGCAACTTCTGACGATCCAACTCTTGTTGCGTTAAGAGACAGATTAAAGGCTGTTAATGAAAGATCAGGAGGAGGAAGATCAGGAGCTAAAAATCGTTCAGACTCTAAGAAAGCGATTCAAAAAGAAATTCTTGAAAAAGCGACACCTTTATTTGATAGACAACTTGCCGAAACAGCTATTGATAATGTTTTGGTTGGAGAAAAAGAGAGAATAAAACTAAGAAAAGAAGAAATACAAATTGCTGAGTTAGCACAAAAATATCAGAAAACCTATTCAGATGATTTAGCAAAAGAAATAGCAAAAGAAGAAATTAAATTTAATAAAGTCACGAAATCATTAGAAGCTCTTAAAGAAGAAACAACGCTTAAAAAAGACTCTTTAAAAGACACGGAGGCTAATGCCGCTAAAATTGCAGAATTAGTAGTTTTAGAAACACAACTTGAAACAATACTCAAGAATAGGCCACAAGATCTCGAAGCAATTAAAAATTCAATAGAAGGTCTTTTTGATTCAACTAAAGATTCAACAGAAGAATTAAATGCTGCTTTTAAAGAAGTTGGAGTAGCGATTAAAGATGGATTAGTCGAAGGTATTAATGCAGCAATAGATGGTACTAAAACATTAGGAGAAGTTGCTTCTAATACGTTTAAAAGAATTAGTAATGCGTTATTAAATTACGGTGTTGAAGCTGCTTTGATAGGGATGACAGGAGGAACAGGTG